CCACTGTGTCGGCAACCCCAGTCGCACCTTCCGAGGTTCCTGCACCCAATCCCTCCACGGGAATGAAACTCATTGGAGCGGCGGATGCTCAGCGAAATTCTATACTTTCACCTGCAACAAGCGGGGGTGGAGCGACAATCATCAATAATGTCAGGAACAACAATTCTAACATCACTAATGTCTCACAAGGAGTTTCCCCCGCACGAAGCGAAGAATCGAGCTATTTGAGGAGTATAGACAGATCATGGGCACACTCCTAATAACCCCCCTTGAACCAATTCTACCCCCTCCACCCCCTAAAACAATGGAGCCGTGAGGTCTTGGTGACTTCACGGCTCCAAAAGTACCGAAACCCTAGTTAATCCTTGTCTCCTTTTTCTGCGAGTCTCTTGAAAAAAGTCAAATTTTCATCTTCTTCGTAATCTTCGGTATGACCCCCGGCAGTCCCTTCTTCTGAGTCCGAATCCTCTTTGTTATTATCATGGACCCCATCGAGGAGTGCAGCTTCGACTAAGGAGTTCGCGGCCACTGCGGTCACTGCGGTTCCCAGGACTTTAGTGAAACGTGCAGCAATCTGTGCGTAGCTTTTGAAGTTTCCAGGTGAGACGAAATCCAAAAGTGGGTATTCCGACTTCCAAAGGGCCTCCAATTTCGCTTCATCCTCTGACACGGGGGAACGTTCCGTGAACTCAGACTTGTCATAGTTGCGGTATCCCTCAACTTGACGAATCTTGAGTTTGAAATTGGCACCTTCCCACAAATCAAATGGACTAAATGCAACTTCATCTGGGAATTCAGGGTGCATCTTCTCATACAACTTATTGAAAACCTTAGACCCGAAACGGAACAACTTCACTTTACCGTCGTTCTCAGGTTTTGCGGGATCAGAAACCACAAGAATGTTTGCTGTATAACTCAGCTTGCGCTTTCTAGTGCGAGCAGTCGTTTTGTTTGCTTCGATACCGGAGTTCCACAGCAAAGAGTTAGCTTCACAGACTGGACACTTCTGTTCCAGTGTCGTTGGACATAAATCGATAAGCCAACCACCGGGTCCCTGGAATCCGTGAGAGAATGTGCGTACCCAAGGTAATCCATCCTCACCATCTTGAGGAGGGGCGGGAAGGAAGCGGATAAGCGCATGTCCGTTCTTGGCTTTGTCGGTCGTACACTCCCAGAGTCGATCATCTTCGCGCTTCTTTTGAGATGACTGTTGTATCGCGTTTGTAAGTTGTTCGATGGACCCTCTTGAACGCTTCAGGGCGGAAAAACTGATAGGACTCGGCATATAGAACCTCCTGTTAGGATAATGTGAAGAATATCTGGAACTATTATACAGCTATTATACAGCTATTTATGAGACGTGTCAATCATTATTAAGTGTTTTTCGTAAACTTCTCTCTCAGCAGTTTGCGATACTTCAACACGTCAATTTCGAGAAATGGAGCGTAGCGTATGACTCGGTGTTGAATCGATGGAAATAATACGGTATCTGAAATCTTCTCTGCCCAAATCGGTAAGAATTGCATCGCGGCATTCAAAACGATCAATGTCTCTTCATGAATACTTCCTTGTTGCGCCATTGTCAGGAGCCGTGGATATTGACCACCCACAACTTTCAATGCACCCGCGAAGTCATGCTCAAACAGATAGTTGATATCTCCCATCACCAGATTATCGAGATTTTCTTTAACCCCCAAACGGTTGAGGTAGATATCCTTCGCTTCAGGTCCCAGTAAGTCACGGACCCATGTATACTCTGCCTCGTAGAAGTTCGCCGCGAAAAAGAATTTTAGAGTGTCTTCATCATCATAGAGCTTACCGAGTTTGTGAAAGAAGTACCTGTCATTGCGGTGTTCAAAATTCTCCCGTGTGATGTGTCTGACGTGTCCTTTGAACTTAAAGAAGTCATATTTACCTAGGTCAAAATGCAGTTTGAGCCCCGTGTATAGGAGCCATGTCTCGAATCCAGAAGGCATAGATATCACCAGCTAAATTGGAAGTCTTCCCGATTTCTCTCCCTTTTCCCGCATTAAATTTAGTTCTTGAGCCTCCTCCTCGATATCCAGTTTGATTCGTTCCGTCAACTGAGACGCCGCGATTTCCGGTTCCACGTTAAATTCTCCACAGTAATCACATAGTCCTTCCCATAGAGTGAGATTCTTCCGTTTGGAGTATTCCCGTAACATCAGACTCCAATTTTCAATCTCAACCCTGGTTGGCATGTTTCTTTTCCTCAATCCTCTTCAGGTCGGCCTTGAGAAGCGTCAACATAGCAATCAGTTGATCCATTGCCGCGAGCACTTCTTTTATGGGCATTGTGTGGGGAGCCACTATTTCACCACAGCCTTGTAAATCTTCTCAAACGTTTCATGCTCCGCAACGACTTCCTCAAAATTCTGCTTGTGATACGTCTTAGCGAGTGCAGTGATAAGCTTCTTTGGGAACTTCAGTTCCTCGGCAACCTTCTTAATCATCTCCGTGAGATATTCTGATTCTGCTGCTGAGCGAGTGTAACTGTCTGACGCATCCCTACACGCTTTCACCAGTTTGGAACGCTGTTCATCTGTCAAGTTACTGGGAACGGTTACTGTTGGCATATTAAACCTCCATTAAGTAAGATAAATTAAAAACATAATGAGTTGATAGACACCACCCACGAAACAGGAAACCATTGTTGCGATGATTATATAGTACCAGATAGACACGATGAGATTGTTGTTGTTCGGACCGAATTCGCCGCTCATATTTTCGTCAATTCAGCGCGAATGGCTTCATACATTGCATCTCTCTTTTCTGGTGAGTGGTATCTAAAACTCTTTGCAGTTCCTTTGTAATTCAATTCCAGGGAATGTGATGTCTTGCTTGCCCACGTCTGATCGTCTTTTGATACGATCCTCAATCCCGCAAGTGCAACCACACATACATCATCAGCTACGAATTGTAATCTCTTCATGGTTTCTCTCCATAAAATAAGTGATTGTCGATCTTACCGAGGAATAGTTTTGTCTTGCGCCACTTCGGATGCACGTAGTCTGCATGAAAATAAACAGCACTACCATATTTAAGCATTGTATCACTATTCCAGTAAGAAGTCAATACTCTATGTGCGATTTGCTGTGATTGATTCCAAGTTTCTTTATTGGGTTTGCGCTTCGGTTCACAGAAGAATGAGAACTGACAAATCTTCCTGTCATCAATGACGTGTGCTTGTGCAATCACTCCGCAAATCGTCCTGGGTCTGTGCTTCTGACCAACTCGATTCAGAATGACGATAGCGACGGCTTCCTTCCCAATCTCTGATTGATTGCCGGCTTCGTAGTAAATCGCTGTCGTGAGACACTTCTCTTCCTTTATCGTTTTCGCTACTGCATAGTCACGCTCAACTAAGTTCGTGCGGGAGAGGTCGACGAGTTGCGCTTCCTCAACAGCAAGCTCAGGTCCGAATAGAAGTGCTGAGGCAAGCAGTAGAATAAAGAGAAAGTGTTTCAATGTTAATCCTCCAAATAGGTTAATGCTTTTCCCAGGAACTTCATGTTGTCTCCTGTTCGTGATAGTAAGTCGCAATGCACTCGTCCAATATAGGAAGATACTCCGTTTTCTTCTTCATAGTAATGGTCGGATGCCCCGTTCCCTCTACGGCAGTGGCAATAACAAACTTCTCAATCGGAATCCCCGTTCGCTCCTCAAACATTTCAGCGTATGCTGATGCTTGCACAAAGTAATTCGTGATCCATGCTTCCGGCTTCTCATAACCCGCAGTCTTTACGTCCAATATGACAATCTCTCCGTCCCATACTACGATACCGTCTGTTCGTCCTGCAACACGGAGTCTGTCCGAGTACAATGCTTGTTCTATAGCATACACGACTGAGATATGCTTGTCAAACTCCTTTTTTAGCTGTAAAAACAACTCCTTCATGGAGGGCATCATGCCCATTTTCTCCGGCATTGACAGCGTATTCAGGAGATACTTTTCGCAGAGCAGGTGCACATAAGTTCCCCGATCCGCTCCCCTCTTCGTTTTCTTGTTCGCTTCCTCTGCTCCCACCCTTGCTCTCCACTTTGCTATCGCTTCACGATTCAGAATACCGGCAACAGTGGATGCAGACGCATACATCTTCTTTTGGGGAGTCTCATAGAAACGTCCGCGGTCCGTTGTGACTACGGGTAACTTGTAGTCCAGACCAGGAATTGTCGTGTTCTGAAACGCCATTACACTTGTGCTTTCTTTGTAGCGAATCGTGTTTCTCTGCGCTTCTTAAATAAGCGATTCTCGATAGGAGCAATGACGTGATTCGTGAAGTCTGAAGGGACACCCTTGACACCCAGGAGCACGGGATCACCCACTTGCATCTTCAGGAATGCAACTTCATAGTCTGGATTGTCCTTAATAAACGTTTCCATCTCAGCAATCGACATGAATCGTTCAGTGATTTGCCCAGTGGGTTTGAAACGGAAATCGTAGTTCGGCACCTTAGTTCACCTTGACGAATGCGGGCGCTGTAAGCACCTGCTTATAGACTGGATTCTCGGACAAAAACTTCTGCAATTGCACAAAGGACATCATAGGAAGATTATCATGAGCCCCGGTTATAGTATTCTCCACAACGTAAAATGGCATAGTCTCTCCTTAAAGATCGAACACGGTTACTGGATTAGAAGGGTTATATCTTACGTCGCACGCGCTGACATTGTAGAAACGAGTTCTGAATGCAGCATTCTCATAAGCACCGTATCCTTCGTGGATGTGCCCAAAGATATGCACTTTCGGAAGTGTGCGCTTCACATGATACAGGAGATTCACGTCTCCCACGTTGGGGTCCTCTCTGGTTCCATGAGTATCCACCAAATCCAGAATACCCTTGGGGGGTCCGTGGGTGATAAGGATATCGAGTCCTTCGGGAATCCGTGACCACAATTGTTCTGAACGGTATGACTTGCGGTCATAGTCAAATGCCCACGGAGAGGGTTGATACAAGGCACAGGAATAGGGAGACCCAAAAATTTTCAATCCCCCGACTTCGGTGGCTTCGTGATTCAGATAGATTGCAGGAAAGAATTCTTGACGAGTCCAAAAATGGTCATCTTCGCAGTACATATCATGATTGCCCGCTACGATGATCTTATATTTATGCGGTCGAGACTTGAACCAATCTGCAAACTGCACGACATGCTGTAGCTTTGCGCTCATGGAGAAGTCACCGGCACAAATCAGCATATCCCCATCAGGGACTTTTAAGAGTTTGTGGTAACCGTGTGTATCGGAAAGACAAACTATTCTCATATTTCCTCTTTTGGCTCGCACACGGCAGTTTTCATGTTCCTCAGTTCTGCTATTGGCCGAGTAGACCTCGGATGTGTGCGAGCGTTATATTATGAAGAGACGGCAAAATCTGAGAGGGAGAGGGGCGCAATGGGAGGTGCTATCAATCCCCTCTTTAGTGCGTAAGAGTGCATCTCCTCTGTGTTGTCCAGTTGGTAGGAGACAATAAGTTTTCCTACTCGATTGCGCTTGATATATGCTCCAATCTGCTTGAGGTCCCAGATATACGCGGCGATTCGATTGAGCACGATTTCACCACCCAGACAAGTGGTTATCTCATCCACTGAAGTTTCATGACCGTCCAAGAGTATCAACAACAATTTTTCCGATTGAGTCACACACGTTGATTTACCGCGTCCCATAATTATCATCTCCAGTGAAATGACACAATAACACACTGAAAGAGAAAAGTCAAGCTACTTCTTCTTCTTATTTCTTATGATTTGACGTATACGTTTCGGAACTTCCACTCTAGGGGAATCTGGCGTTATGAAATTCAACGCAATGCCCTGACTGCAAAGCGTGACCTGATTTCCTTCTTTAATCCAATCATCTACGAGAAGTCTTAAATTCTCGCTGCTAATCCCCCTCGGTGTAATCATTTCCTTCTTCACTGCGAAATTCTCCTTTTATGAAATATTAACATCCAAGAAATCCAGCATCTACTCAGTCTCCTCACTTCGATTGTCAGCCGATGCTTCCGCCTTCTGGTCGTGAAACGTGCGATTGCTAACGCACCACGAACAACGTCCATGGTTGCGGCAACTTGGATCGAAACTCTTCGATCTCCTATACGGCTGCCGGCGTTCCTTCTTGTGTTGGATTGCTTTGTCCAGGCTCACGTACTGACCCCTTTCCTCGTCCACCGTATTCCTTCTGAATGACTAACTTCTCCGAAGTGGGTAATTGTGAGTACTTCGTGTACGTCATGTGCTTCTTTGTTGAGAGCCATGAACCCATTACTGCTCGCGTTCCTTTACCCTGTGGACTCTCAGACTTTGCCATAATGTTCTCCTTATTTATCTTAGCGCACGTTAATTAGGAATTTCCCGATAACTGTCTTGCGGAATAATCTTCCCTGGTGCAACTTGGATCATGCAGCCAGTGACAAGACTGAAGTGCGACTTCATACCGCTTTCAGCCCAACGGCTCTCGCACTTGTAACTCTGCCCCCACCATCCTCCAACGAGGACAACAGTAACTACAAGAACACCCAATGCACTTATCATCCATGTTATCAGAGTGTCATTGGTCATAATACAACTTCTTGATATTGGGAAACTCCCCGATTTCCTCGTCTCCCTCTATTTCAAATTTCTTATATAACTCTTCCAGTTCATCACCCTCTTCTAACAAAGGAATCTCTTCGAGTTGCTTATCACAACTCGGATGTTCAGCTTTGTTCCTCTTTTGGGTTGACATTATTTTATCAATCCTTTCAATTTCAATCGTTCACGGAGAACGATTTGTTGCACAACAGGATCATTTTCTGCGGCTTCCTCTGCTCGTTTCACACCAGACTTGAGATGTCCTAATCCGAACCCCGCGGTCACCCCAACAAACATTCCCAATCCAACACCCGTAATCATTGCTAAGAGTCCCATTATTTCACCCCTTATGAATTAGAGAATTTAATGATGGACTTGCTGGACACTTCATTATCTATGCACCTAAGAGATTCCTCCAATTCAGCGAACTCATTCTTCATGCCGTAGTAGGCAGCAACCTCAATATCTAACCGCTTCTGGTCTGCTGCTGGACCGTTCTTGCGTTCATCAATGACTCCCAATACATAACCCACAACCAAGATAAGTATTCCCGCGAAGTAATAAAGGAGATATTCCATGTTAACTCTCCCTCATGAACAATTCATAGTTCACCGTGATATACGCTGCACAACGTAACGTCGCATCTGCTTTCGTGAGCACGTCAAGAAGTTCCTTCTTTTCCTTCAGATAGACTTTCGCAAAAGAAGGATCAAATTCCATGATACTTCCCGCATTCGCAATGAGGTCTGCAACTTTAACTGTCTGTGCTTCAGCGGGTGCTTTTCCAAGTCGTACACGCTCAAGATTCATGCGGTGAGCACGGTTCCCATCCTCTGGCTTCGTGATCTTCGTCAGCCACACAACAAGGTTCGTGACTTCTTCTCCAAATTCCACAAATAATTCATCTTCAGTAACTTTCGTATCCTCTATCACATCATGGAGATAAGCAGACGCAACCATTTGTGCAGTGTGCCCAGGTACGGATTGGACGATCCTGGCGACTTGTGTGGGGTGTATGATGTAGGGCTCATCCGTGTATTTCCGCTTCTGTCCGACTGCCTCATGGGCAGTGGTAGCGAACACGCGAGCACGTTCGATGAGAGGAGATGTTCTTGTGGGTGTCTGTTCCATGAAATGAGTATAACACGTCTCCCAAAAAAAGCAAGTATTATTGTATCATGTAAACTGTTGTTTTCATTGATTACTTGATTACCTGAACGAAATACTCCTGAAAACCCCCACATTCCTTCTTAAACAAAAGGACTATATCAGCGAGTTGACAGAATTTTAGGAAGTCCTTATCAAAGGACTCATCATCAGCATAGATCGTTAGCGTATCACCCTTAAACATTTCGTTCAAGCGTAGACGTACTTGGAGTATAGGAAGCGGACATTCTAATCCTCGACAATCACACTCTTCGTGAGTGATGTTATCCATTGAGCAATGTCCTTGTATCGACAACGTTTTCATTTGTCATTCGTGCTGATCTGAGCTTCAGGACTTCCAACGTCTCTTGAGCAAGCATCAAACTCTCCTGTGACTGTCGCACGACAAGTTTTGCTGCGGCGACTGCACACTCAGCATTGAAAATTTCCTGTTTTAGTTCACTCATGTTCGGAATCCTCCCACATATCGTAACCGCGGTTCAGGGTCATCTGCTTTTGCTGCTGCTTCTTCCGTTGCTTGTCTCGGACTTCCTCTTCCTGCCGTCGCAATTTTCTTGGCTTCTCTCTCTTCACCAACTGTTTACTACCGTACATGGACCCTCCTATAATATTTGAGTGAGCATTTTATCTGCTAATTTACACCTGATTGCTTCTTTTGCTGTCAACCACACATCGGAAGACTGTAACAGTGTCTCTTTGATTTTCTTTTCAGTTATGCCACAATGATCCGTCAACAATTCATTCACCCTTGCACGGCAGTTAATCATCTCCGTCATAGATGCTTTGATCTCGTGCTCCTTACCTTCCATGTCAGTGTAAAATTCGTGCATCATGATCCCCGTGTGGGGGGCGACATAACGGTGTCCCTTTGCTCCACATGCGAATATCAGTGCAGCGGCGGACATGATATTTCCGATCCCTACTGTGTAAACGGGAATCGTGGATAATGTCATTATGTCAACCAGTGCAAAGGCACTATACAGGTCTCCTCCACCAGAATTGATGTAGAGTATCAGACGATCCGGTTTGACGGCATTCGTATGTTCAAAAACAATCCACTGAATAGCCCTACTGATATTTTCGTCCCCAAGTTCCCCTGTCAGAAAATGAACATGATTTCCAAGTAGACCCTGCCCAATCAGATCAAAGTCCGGCTCTTGTATGATTATAGTGGGTTCTGAGTCCGTGTGGGCTACGAGAGGTTTATCTGCAATTTTCTCCGGTTTCTTAGATTGTGCCAAGGGTAGTTCTCCTCACTCATATATCGAGTTTGCGCTATGGAATTTCCCCGAATGAACATCTCTCTCGTGGCTCTACTTGTTTCACCACCCATTCTATAATTGAGTGTGTGCTTTCGTGTACATCCAAATTCAGGAGCATACGCTTTCACGGCTGCAAAGAACTGTCGATCTGCACCCCATTGTCCATACCAATAGTGTCCGACCTTCACAGCCAATTCTCGCGGTATTGCAAAGCATCCTGTGTCGATATGGAATCGAGACTCATCGAACTGCACAGGCCAATGTCCAAGACTTTCACAGTTATCCTGGGCTACCATATTTCCCTCATTATCCATGATGGTTCTGAGAGTATAGGCCCACTGATATTTATTCTCCTCTAAAACCTTCTGAAATTCCTCAATATAATTGCGGTCTACGGAATTATCCTCATCCAAGTAACAGAGGACATCTTCGTTGACCAGGAAGGACGCCGCAGCGTAAACCCTATGTCCATACCAGCCTTTACCGACATTCTCTTGCAGATAAATAATTTTCAGCTTATCGCTCCACCGTTGATTAGTGTCTAAGAGAATCCGGTCCACGTCGGCATAATGTTTCTCTCCATCCACCACGATATAATGGGTGCAATCCTGCCCCCGAAGCGACTCAATGTTCCACTTCAGGTGCTTAGAGCCAATTGTGGGAGTAATGACTGCGAATGATTTCATACTATGCCTTCGGCACCAAAAACTCTATGTGTGCCGCGCTCATTTTCAAAAGTGTGCCGCCATCCTGAGAAGGCAGATAATAGCCTTCCATATCCCACAAAGGTCCAGTATTGGGAAACTTCAGTGCTGTACGTCCATCAGTCAGTTTAACCAATTGAACTTCGATTGTATTCACGCTTTCACCACCTTCGTCTTGAGCAACTTCACGGGTGGTGTAACTGTTGAATCTTCCAATACAAAGGGAAGATTGGGGAACGCTTCCTTCACTAAGGACGGTGTGAGAAACTTAATGTCCAAGTCTTTCGTGAAACACTTCACCAATAATTCAGCTTCGTCCTTGTGGATGGTACTGAGAACACTATGGAGAATGGAGGATTCCTTCTTCGCACTCAGCTTGGCAACCCGCTTCGGATGTCCCTGAATGAAAATATAGAGTCGTCGCATCTCATTACTAAGATTGGAGAAACACAGTCCCTCTGGTTCCACCGCTGGTTTATAACCTGGAATCTTATCGATGTCGAACTTGATCTTGGGGTTGAAAGAATAGTTTAGGAATTCGCGGAACCAAACGTTTGCAAACCCATACTTCTGCAAGACAGCTATTCTCTGTTCTCGCGTCTTAGCTTTATCAAACTCCTTAAATATCTCCGAAAAAAGGAAACTCGCGTAATTCATAAACTCTCCTTTGTTAAAAATTTTCGATATTCGCGGTCAATTCTTTAAGTCCACTTGAGGCGAGATAATGAAGGAAGTGTCCTCTACTGTGCGTCGGGGCATCGTCATATTCTTTCCCAATCCTGGCTCGTACGTCCACTGGAATGCGCCTCAAGTCAATAAGAATTTCGTTGCGTCTGTAATTCTTTAGCATGTCTCCCTCAATACAAAATTCCTCAGCGGGGGTATTTAGCCAGTTGATAAGCTTCTTTTCCATAATGGGCTTCTGCCGTCGACCCGTCACGAAGACATCATCAGGAGAAAGAATATTAGGAACCCCATCCCCAAAATCTCCACGAATAATCATCTGCTTGAGCGTCATGAGAGGAAATTCATCGTATATTTGCTTCTTGAGGAATGGAGAATATTGATGCACATTGGGATTCACCAACAGTTGTGCGAAATCTTTATCTCCTGAGATAATCATAATCTTCTCTGACGGGCCATATACTTGTGAGAGGTGTGCAATAATATCGTCAGCCTCGCACCCCTCAACCTGTAAGATTTTATACATCATATTTGTTCGAAATTCTCCCTTGAGTGTATCAATGCTATGATATATAGAATCCCAGTTGAACGACGACTTTTCACGTTCCTTCTTGCGTTTATACTTGTATTGAGGGAATGATTCTGTGCGCCAATACGTAGGAGCATCGCAGGCAATCACAGTAGAACCATATTCGTGCTTAAATCTCCTGACATTCGCTCCGATGGAATTGAGGATGAGTCGTCTTGAGGAATCTACGTTAATCTCCGATTCTTTTGCACTTACCAAGTGTTGCAGAATACACGCATATGCAATTTGGCTGAAATCCACAATAATCATGATATGATCGTCACGGGTGATTCAGTCGCAACTGCGACCCGCGCTCCACAAGGTAATAATGTTTTCTCATTTCCAGAATAGATAACGTCAGAAGGACCCTCGATATGAACCTGATGGCAGTACGTATTCTTTCTACCGCGCTTTACAGTAATCACAGGCTCATTTGTGCCGTTCTTTTTGTTCGCACGAATCCGATGCTGATTCACATGTATCCATGTCAACATGATTAAGCAATGACCCTCACTAAAAGTGTTTCACTGTTCAGTCGACCGGATATTTTCATATCCTTGGTCGTCAACTCATCCATAATCTTCCTCAAATATATTTTCCCACTTGAGAGAATCTGAGGAAGAATCTCTTCGGGCTTCCGTAACTTCTTGGAGCGTGACAGTCTCTTGGAATAATTGAGTACTGTGCATCCCTTGATCCCCAGTCCTGCGGCATCTTCAGCGACGTAAACTGTCAGCACACGACTTGGACGATGATAGGACCACAATCCTTCTGCCCCAATCATGCGTGTTGGAGGCACAGACTTGATCTTGAGTTCCGTATCTTCTGCATAGAACTTGAGTGATTTGACTTGTTGTTCAGGAGTTTTGAGTTTCTTCTTGCGGGGTTCTCTCTGGTTGATTGCTTCACCCATCAACGTGAGAGCATCCGAAATGATCTGATCGAATAACGCTTCCATCTTCGTCAATTGCACAGACGTAAAATTACTGTATCCCTCTGCGATTTGTTCATCTTTCCCCAAAATAGCGATTCTGTATTCATCGCGGCAATGCTTGCCCCAATTCACAATATTGGGTCCGTGGACTCCTGTGATTCCCTCGTTCCGCATGAGTTCTAGCGTATTAGGCGTCTTCTTAAAGTCTGAGAGGATAAATTCATCAATAGCAGAATCCAGCATTCCAATGAGATTAGAGGATTTCTCTTTCAAACGATCTTGAATCGTGACTGGCTTTGTTGTCGATTTGATAGTCGGTTCGGGCGCTTCCTCTGTCAGTTCTGTCATGGACTTGAGTTTCTTTTCTACCCACTCCATCGACTTATCATCAAGGATTGCACCTCGTGTAATCATGCGACATACGAATCCAAGTGTGCTCACTTGTGCTTCGATTTGAAAATTCTTGACTTTCATTTCTCGCGCCTTGCAATACTCCGCAAGGTACTTATGCGACATCTCTTTTTCTCGGTGCTGTGAGTACCAATTCAATGCGAGTCCCAATTCAATCTGTTCAAGTTCCATCATTGGATAGGATGGTTCCTCTTTTGAGAGAAGTTGGTTAATACGGGATTCTGTTGACTGACGTTTAATTTTCATGATACACTTCCATGTTATGCGTATATTTATTGTATCATAAAAGTTGAATAAAGTCAAGCAGTATGCCGCGCCGAGTATCGCTCCTTAATCAGTTCGACCAACTTAGGATCGCGGTACCCAAAGTTATCGGGAATAGCAAGACATGTCACAGGAGTTTTCAGTTTAAGTGCAACGTACATCTCTTCCACTGCATCAGCTTGATCCTGCGTCATGCACACAACTTCGTCTGCCCATTCCAGTAACACTTGATCCACTGGAATCAAGGCAAACTCAGGAGCAAGACCCGCAGCCCGAGTGTTGAAGTGCCACGGCTCCTGCGAGAGGACGACTGCGGCCGTCGGAGAGCGTAGAAGCCCTGCTGAGCACACGCACAACACACGCTTATAGACAGCCGTGTTCTGGAATCGATTGTTACAATTTCCGAGTCTGTTCATTAAGTAAGGGTCTTGATCTTCCATGTTATCCTTTCATTTGTTTGTTTTCCGCACACAAGACAATTCAGTATCACCCCTTGATACACAGCACTCCCTTCAGCGTTGCCACAATTTTTACAAGGTCCGATTGATTTGACATAACTTCGTCTATAGGTTTGTAGGCCCCCGGCAACTCATCGATAATCCCCGCATCCTTCCGGCACATAACTCCCGCAGTCTGCTTCTCAACATCCTCTAAGGTAAACTGCTTCTTCGCTTTGCCGCGTGATAGGACACGACCCGCACCGTGTGAGCACGAACAATACGACTCAACGTTCCCCAAACCTTCGACGATATACGACTTGGTACCCATCGATCCAGGGATAATACCAAAGTCACCAACGCGAGCACGGACAGCGCCCTTGCGTGTAATAATAACATTTTCACCATAATGCTCCTCACGTTCCGCATAGTTGTGGTGACAGTTCACCATCAGTTCTGGCTTCACTGTTCCATCTCCAAAGATCGTCTGTCCAACAGACTGTAATACCAATTCCATCATCACTTCGCGGTTCTGCATCGCGTACCGTTGCGCCCACTGCAAGTCGCGCCAGTATTCATTGAACAACTGAGTGCCCTCCAACAAGTACGCAAGGTCTGGGTCCCTCAACTTGATCTGCTCAATCTCCATGATCTTCTTCGCTTGATCGATGTAGTAATTCCCAATCTTGTTGCCAATACCGCGTGATCCTGAGTGCAGCATTGCCCACACATTTTCATTCTCATCGATGCAGATTTCGATGAAGTGATTGCCCCCTCCCAATGTACCCATCTGCTTAACGACACGTTCAAAGTCATCCTGAATCTTCTTTGGAAGGTTCAAGAATCCCGCTGAATCAACTCCACTGAACATCGCGTGATTGTGCATGTCCTGTCCTACAGGAATCCTCTTGCAGATGTCATCGTACAAACCCTGCAAGGAATCCGGTAGACGATTCGACCTGAACGGAAGCAATGCAGCCATCATCCCGCAGCCGATATCGACTCCCACACAGGCCGGAGTGATTGCGCCCACTGTAGGGACAACTGATCCCACTGTAGCCCCTATTCCTCTGTGTACGTCTGGCATGACAGCCATCCCATGCTTAAACATGAATGGAAGCGTAGACGTGTCCTTCAACTGATCCAAGGCAGACGACTCTACCTTGTCAAGTGGGGACCAAATCTTGATTGGAGCCCCGAATGATTGCAGTGTGTTATACGGCATATTTTGGTCCCTGTTCTTTTAAGAATAGATTGAGTGCAGCGTAGTCATCAGCAACGAATTTGTTATAGAGCGTTCTTGCGTATTCCTCAAGTATTTCCTCAGTGGGCTTCATCATTCTTCCTGTGCCGTCGCAAGCGTCACACTCATAGGAATATACTTCATCCCCGTCATTCTCGTAAGTATAACGAATACCAACATAACATTCGTAACATCGTCGCTCCGTTGAGACTGGATTTCCAAACCTTGCGATGTACTGCACCTCAACCCAATCACGCTGAGAAGGATGGTACCATCGCGCAAAGCTAATAGGGCTGAATTCAAGCAAAAAGTTATTAGCTCTCACGTTCCTGATCCTTTTTAAGAGAAAACGTAGTTCTTCCGCTTTCTCTTGTAGTCCTCGTTGATCCACTTAAACTGTCGCTCAGAAATAAGGGGGCTGGAAAAACCCGTATCACTGGAATACAGGAGTGTCCCTTTAGTCGTGCGAGCTTTCAAGTGTTGTCCTGTGCGCCCCCAGTCAAGAATGACATCGAGGTCAGAAATCTTTTCTTCCATACATCTCCTTATTCGTAGTCACGCACAATGACGCCCACTCCATGCTGCGGAATCTTGTCGTCGGTGAAACTTGGGTATCGTACCGTCAGCATTTCACCAATGTATTTTAGACGATTCTCCCACTGCTTAGACCGGTATTTATCCGTTCCCTTGCAGCGCACATCAAAGTCACCTATGCCTGTAATGCCCCCGACCCCCTCCTCCGTGACACAACGGAAGATCGCTTTCCCTTCATCCTTACCTGTACCTTCTTTACATCCGATAATTTTGTACTCAGCATCATAAAAATCCTTGTTCTTCAGGAGTTGATTCGCACGATACTGGAACTTATAGGGTTCGTTTCCAGAACGAATGATGGAACCCTCGTATCCATCAGCGATGAAATGTCCATGATGCAGAGCGACATCTTTCTCGCTTGTCACTTTGAACGTCTCAACCAATCGCAGGTAGTTCAATCCATTAGGAATATCATGCCTATATTTCAAATAACGATTACTAAAATCCAAATCTCCGCTGGGACGATCATAACAATGAAACTTTACATACTTCTTCAAACTCTCAAGGTTGGGTGTTGTCTCGTCCGTAATCAGGGACATCAACTCCTGAAATGTAATATCTCTGTGGTTGTACATTTCCCCATCAAGAATATCTCCGTTTTTCATGAAGCTCAAAAATTCTTGCTCCATATACAGATTGAAATTCCTGTACTGCTTCGACTTACGCGACCAAAATGTGATCTTGTCGTTTCTGCGCTCTACAAGACACCGGCAACCATTAAGTTTCGGTTGCTCAAAGGTATTCATCCAGTCTATTGTATGCTTACGCTCCTTATATTTGTTCGCTAACATCGGAAGTAACTTCAGTTCAATGTTCGTTTCTCCTTCAGGTAAAGACTCTGTATAGTTTGAATCATGCTTTTTATTCCACTTCGACTCCGCTTCCAGAACCGCTTGCTCAAAGGGAGACGTTTCATTCGACTTCCCGATGTTCTTCCCTTCACGGATTGTTTCAACAGCAAGCTGCTTCTTTCCCTCAATCTGTCCGTGTTCCACCATGATCGCAGATTCAAGAGGGAATTCAGCAACCCAGATTTTCCACGACTTCACAACGCCCTTTGAGGACAATCCGTACAATGTGGGGAATTTCTTTTCCATGATAATCTCCTGTTAGTGTTCAACTCCTACACAGGAGTATAACAAAGCATCACTCAGTTGTCAAGTTTCACAAGTCATTGATTATGTTGGAGTTGAGTGTGACCTATCTACAAGAAAAAGCAACAACTCATCGATCCACTCAGAATCTACTGCTTCTGGTAATGTCGATTTCGCAGACAGCAATTCAACTTCATCCATCAGCGTATCCAGCTTCGGTCCCACTTCATTCTTAAAGTGCAATGATCCACTCTTGACTGCTCGGATGAAATCCGTCTCCGCTAGCGGATATGTAAAATCTCCATCTCGTAGAATCGCTCGCACTTGATACGCAGCACGAAACGCATGACTCACGGCTTTCCAATCGATACCTGAATTCGATTCTGCTTCGATAGCGCGAGCCCCATATTCTCTAACAAAATTTTCCAACATAGGAACATAATGCAGCGCATACGCATTGAGCGTCATTTTCTTCCCACAGACCTGATAAAATTGCACTCCTTCTTCTGTCTGCAACCCACAATGTTCTCCCTTCGGAAGCACATTCAACAGTTCACAGATTTTCCATTGAGGACCAGACGTTTTCAGACACTCTAGAACCGCCTTTGCTTCCGACAAACGGGAACCCTTGACTCCGTACTTCGCCGCTTGCTTGCGAGCATAACCCACAAGGGAAGAAAGATTCTTCGTGTAGAACATAGATCGACGTTTGACGATGTACTCCCATTCCCACGAATGACTGATCCAAGCTGAAGAAGGTGCGTGAAGCATGTCTAACGCGACAGTCTCTCCCTTCTTCGCTAACTCCAAAAAGTAATGGAGTGAGTAAAATTCTTTGTCAACGTCGCTGGACGTGTTCTTTTCATTAGAGGAGTGTTTTGTGTTTTCGTTGATGGATTTAGGGAATCGACTGAGGATCAATTCCCGCTTGGAAGGCATGTACACGCCCTTGTAATCCGTGTCTGAATTGGAAGAAGAAGTACCGTAGAGGTGAGAACCGAAGATCATTTCAACGAGTTTGTGTGTCATGATAAAAGAAGTATAACACAGCAGAAGGAAGATGTCAAGAAGAAATTTGGTGGGCCGCAAGCTTTAGCTAGCGGTGCATAAATGGTGATCCCTGGTGGTTCTGCCCCACCGTCTCTGCCGTGTCAAAGCAACACTCTTCTATTGAGCTAAGGGACCGTAGATAAATCTGATATTGCGTATCTATCGGTTCTACATCCTCGTTAGCGACAATCTCTTTGCTGTCGGCGAACCGTGGCATAGTTCCTCCATTATGAAATGGTCTCCCTGACAGGATTCGAACCTGCATAAAACCCTCGTTCGAAGCGAGGTCGGCGTCCAATTGCCATCACAGGGAGTTATTGCAAAAACTCTTTCCATGATTGCTCAAACGTGCAATTATCAGGTGCTCCACGAAACATGGGTGCAATTTGCTCGTTTCTGTATCCTGCATAACCGCATCCAATGCGAGTGACCAAAAACTCTAAGTCCTTATAATACTTTGCGTACTCGATAAACTCTATCACCTGATGTCGAATAAATTCCTGTGCGAGAGTATTGAAGTCCGCATCCTTCGTCGGAATCGCATAGGCTTGCCCTGTGCGTCCGATTCCCACTCCATACTTCGCTCCATACCAATGACGAGCGAACAACGCGGCTCCTGCGCCATGGCGACCTGCTAGATTGGACCCAAACACAAAAATAATATCAGGATGATCCTTCGGGTCTCTGCGTTCTTTTTCATCAAAATAATTCATTATATCCTCGTGGTGCCACTGGTGGGACTCCAACCCACATCATTCCTCTTTAGGAGAGAGGTGCCTGTGCTTTAGGCTACAGCGGCGTTATGGTGCCATCGACAGGAGTTGCACCTGCGTCAATCCCGCTTAGAAGGCGGGTGCCTTTCTGCTAGACTACGATGGCTCTATTCAATCTTGGTGCTCCTAGTGAGTATCGATCTCACTCTTCCAGCTTGAGAAGCTAGCGACCTAGCCAGTAGTCTATAGGAGCGATTTTATGTCCCTCGAATGAGAAAAATTCATTTGTCATTCTATCAGATATTTCTGATGGGGTTGTTGCAACCACATAAGCTCTATTGGGTAAATCATCTATCCGTACAATATCACCAATCACTAAATCCTTAAACATGACTTGATTCCATCCATCATATTCAAGTCTTTCAGTAATTCGCAGTTCCATAAAGTCCTTGATTGCTGGAACCCCTGCGGCGTTATTCCTCAGAGGCTAATTCTTCTCTGACAATGTTCTCAACCAACTCCGGTGCCTGGGCAAAATGAGGGTTCTTCTTGAGAAGATAGCGACCTAGCCAGTAGTCGATAGGAGCGTAAAATGCTAGGTCCCCCTTGTGAGGGGACCCGTATGCTCATTTCCTACACATGGCAGGTGAGCAAGTAAATGGTGGAGCCGCGGGGAGTTGCACCCCGGTCCAAAAGCAACGTCAAAGTCGGATGTCCATGCTAGCCATTGTATTTCATCTTTCACAGGAAGGATGGCACTTCATGTGAGTTTCGTTGATTGACACTCAGCTACGCACTCAACTGGATGCTAGCCTTATCACTAACCTCCTTTAATGACGCTTCCCCGCTTACAGGAGTCCATCAGCGGTTCAACGGGCGGCGGATTAAGCTGCCATTGCAAACTGTTGTTCGACAATTCGGTTTTTCCAAGTATTAACGAGGTCCTGGTCCTCGGCATGTCCGTGCTTCTCTGTTATCCTCTGTCGATCCTTTTTGCAGCCCCGTTATATTGTTAAATTACCAATGGTCATAATCCGTAAGATTTAAGGATGCTTTCGTGACTGTATTTTCGACCACGAAAATGACTCCAAGAGAAGTGGGGGTGAAACGATACGTGTATGCTCCACCTATTGCTCCATAATGAGGACACTCGCAACCTTCCTTGGTGCTCTGCCAAATCTTGTCCTGTTCCTCAATAAATGCGTTAATTCTTTCCTGCTCATCAAACGTCACATGAAAATTCATCATATCTCCAAATGGCGGAAGTGTGAGGACTTGCACCCCAACGTCTTTCAACGTCTCATCGCTTTCAAGGCGAGACCAGTGTGCTTATCTGGTTACACTTCCATCTGTCCTTTAACATCTTCTCGGTGAAGGCATACTCCTCAAGAATACCGATAACTTCGGGGGAGACATTCGCCTTGTGCGCGTGATATAGCGCGATAGTTCCGTCACACAATTCAGGAAATTCCTGCCCCAAAGCGGATACAGATTGATACTCAATCAGGATTATCGCTTGTCGTAATACTGACATAGTTCTTTCCTATATATGGCGGAAGAGACAGGATTTGAACCTGCGTGGCTGTTACACCGCATCGCTTTCCAAGCGAGCACCATTAGCCTCTCGGTCACTCTTCCATGAAAAACGTTCACCGTTTGTGAAAAACGTTCACCAAATGGCGGAAGGTTGAGGTCTTGATCCCCAAGGTGTTACCCTCGATCTGCTTTCGAGGCAGTCCCGGTGCGCCCGTCCGGTTAACCTTCCAATAAACCTGCCGTAGGTAGCGTTCAATCTGGTCCCGCTTCCCGCACTCACTCCTGTTCGGTCTCAAACCCACGGCAATCTTATG